GTTCACCGCCTCTTGCGAAGCGGCCAGCGCTGCAATCTCCCCATGCGTCGTCGCCGGGGCGCCCAGCGACGGTTCGGGCCAAGCCGACCCTACCACAAGTTTTTCAAGGTTGAATGTCCGCTTATGTGTATGATCGCGCACATTTTGTCAAGCTAAGTCGATCTCTTCGGACGAGTTACGGGGTGTTTCGGCTCTTCCTTTAAAATCCCCGGCTGTGGTTTCTTCGGCGATGGGGCGCCATAATCCGTTGCAGTTTTTCGGATGAAGGATTCTGCTTCGCTCGTGTTCACTCTGGTTCACCAAGGGGACACCAATCGGGAATCATCTGGGTCTGCTCATCGGGCAATGGTGTGATCGCCAACCCACACCATTGCCCCTCTTGCTGTCGCCGCGGAATAAAATGCCAGCAGTCACGACATTTTGATATTACGACCGCTGGCCTTGGTGGTAGGATGCGCGTGTTCAGTTTCGCCAACTCTGCCCGCCGATGATGAGGGCCTTGTCACTAGACTGCCTAACCGCGAGTTTGCAGTCGTCGGCAATCAAACTCAACAATAAACCAAGCTGCGCCCAATGGGCGCCACGGCCTGAGTTGCGTTCATGCTCCACGGTGTCTGCGATCGTCCGTGCCACGCTGCTAGTGGCGGCTTCGACCATGGCGCCGAGGCGCGTACCCAGCCGAACCCAGGCAATGCCCTGCCCTGCCATTTCGCGATAATGACCGATCATCCGTGCTGCACTCTCGGCTGTACGCAGACCTTCGATTAACTTGGAGTGCAGCACGGCATCCGATTGCTTCCGGTTGCCGTTGGCCATGCCAACAGCAGAGTCAGACGCGACACGGAGACCGTCTACGACGCGATCGTAGAGATAAGTTTCGTTGGCTTCACTGCTCATTTTACCAGATCCTCATCGTTGTATTCAATCATGATACACCCTTCTGTCCCATGTTACCAAGCATGGACTGTAGCGCATTCGTACCGCCGCCGACTTCAGTCTGAGAAAGCGTCTGTGCCCCCTGAACCGCAGCCATTGCGGTCTGTGCCTGCTGTTGCGCTTGCTGTGCCTGTGCTCGCTGCTGCCTCATCTGATCAACCTGGCTTTTGTTGCGGAAGATTTTCGTCGTTACGTCCACAAGTTCTGCATATTCGCGGATTGTAGCATCTGGATCGATATTATCAAGGACATCAGCCATTGCGGGGGCTGCCGCCATATTGCCCGCGACTTGCAACACGCGCTCAATCGCAGCGGTGGCTGTGGCACGCTGTGCAATAGCGATGATGCTGATGTACTCGATATCAAGCGGAACGCCCTGTAGCGACTTGGGAAGTGGAGGAAGAAGGCCCTTGCGCTCCATAATCCTGAATATGCGCTTGATTGCCGGGCCCAGAAGCTCGTTCTGCTGACGTTCAATGATAGGTCCAAGAACCTGCAACTTCTCTTCGTACTTCTTAGCGATCTCGTACGCCGTCTGGTCCTTAGTCTGTTCGGCGATCATCAGAAAGATATCGTTGAAGAACCCAGCCTTAATGCGTTGGCGAACCTCGTTGAGGTCCTCCATCATCTCCTTGATTGCAGGCTGAACCTGATAGACTGGCCGCATCCCGCTGGATTGCGCCAGATTCGCAACGAACGTTACGCCGCCCGGTAACGTCGAAGACGGCTGATTTTTCAGCGTCGCATCAGCCACGATCGGGGGCCGCACAAGTTTGTCGATCGCTTCCGCCTTGCGTGCAACTTCCTGCTGGAGCTGCATAACATCAGGCAGCGTGTCCATGCCGGGACCACGACCATAGGGGTCATTGCCAGTCGTTGACCAGCGAGGGCACATGTATGGCTGTTCCCAGAACCCTTTCGCGCTAAGAGGCTCTGAGCCACCTTCACCAAAAACCCAATAGATTTCGCGCCATGGGAAGTCTGCGCTGACGGGCTTAACGTCTTCCCCATCGTTGCTCTGGATCGGATAATTAGGCTCGATCAGATGGCTGATGATCTTCTCAACCTGGAGGGAAGCCCCCTTGGTCTTCCATAGTCCTTGGACTGATTCCGGGCACTTATCCAGGCTGAACATCTCAACGGTCTGACTGACGGTCATTAGGAATTGACGCGCCATCGTCTCTGCGCGGAATGTCGATGACGAACCAATGTAATATTCTCCGGCCGGGGATACATAGCAGCGAATAGCGTCGGCATCATCTTCGTAGATGATCATCACTGCCGTGCCGAATACGACCAGATCTTCGTAAACTTGACTCAGAGAATCGTAGAAGTTAGAACTCGCCATGACGGCGTAAATCCTGGTTTCTACATCCTCGAAGTACGAGGCCTGCTCATCGGTTGGATCAACGCCCGGCAGACCGATCTTGAATTTGTACCACGGTCTCGATGGGGAAGCTGAGCCATTCATTAGGCCAGCGGAGCATACATGGACGGCTAGCGATCCCGTGCTGTCCAGAATAGCCTGATTGATTGGGCTGCCATGGATCATGGCGTTAGCCGTAGGGACCGTCCCCTGCCACCACGTGAACCGACGAGGCAGCAGGAATTTTGAAATCAAACTCCAATGGTACCACCATGAATTCCGCCACATGCGCAGGCCATTGATAACTTGGTCGCACTTGTCGCGAATGACGGTCCAGACCCTGACGTCTGCATCCTGGTGCGCCTTGGTTTTTTTCTTGGTTGGCTCTGACGGTTGTTGCGCTAGAAGCGTTGGTCCCGCTTGCTCATAATACGCGCTGGAGTCAGGGCGAGCGTCTGCGCTGCCGTAGCGATCCTGCTGACGGTCTTTTGAATTGGTCGCTGCGGTAGGCATAATGGCACCAGTGCGTTATAATAGGCGTAACGTAAAATAAATAAATCAGGAGGGGTTATCGAATCTGCTGGGACGGTCTCGATATTGCCAATCACCACAGCTATCTCGGTTCGTGACGCGGCGCTTCGAGCCCGTCACACGATAATACTCCGCGTACCAGCCCTTCTCCCACTCTATAAACATGCACTTTCCCAAAAAACTGCCGCCGGAATCTGGTCGAAAGTGCTTGCATGTAGCACATTGATGGCGCGTCATCATTGCCCTAGCAGCGACTTGCCAGCCGTAGCTGGCGCACTCAATCCGCCAGCGCCCCCGGCATTCGTGACCGTGCTCGAAGCTCCTGCCGCAGCAGCAGCACGGGCATTGGCTTGGTTGGCGGTAGCTCCGATAGTCGCGTTTGCCATCGTTGGCGGGTTTGCAGCGGGTGGAACCGCAGGAACCGCAGGAACCGATGCCCCGCCGCCAAATAACGCGCCCATTACCGAACCCTCCGCGTCCCTGTATCGGGGCATAAAAACGCCGCGATCGCAAACACTATCCACGAGAATGGCGCTAGGATAAGCGCCACCGCACCGAAGAATAGCGCAGTGACCAGGGGAAATACGAAAAATGCAACCGTGATGGTCACGATCCATTCTAATACGCCCATAACCTAATACCCCTTATGTGGCATCCAGCCTTGTTGCCTGTTTTTATCATCCGATGGAGGCGTTCCGTACATTTCTGCCATCGGATCATATGCGGCAGTGTACGCGCCTCCGTCACGATTAGCAAGCTTCCTTCCAGCATCTGGGGCACACTGAGCTAGGGGAATGCCGGAAAGTATACTATATTTAGTTGCGTCCATCAAATGATCGTCAACCTTAACGATATGCCCTTTCTCATCCCTGCGATAGAGCCGATACTCTGAGAACCAATTCTTGCAGCTTGAGAACACCCTAAGACGACCGGACGCTAGGCGTTGCCACACTTCGTATAACCCAGCTTCAACAGCATTATTCGCGATAGTGAGATTTAGTCCTAGGTCCTGGTATTGCGACAGCAGTTGGACGCCATCGACCTGAGACCTGCCACGAGCAGCCGGGTCGATAACCCCTCTCATCCAGTCGCCCCGTGATCTGATCGCTTGAGCATGGATGGACGGCTCAACGCGACCGACATAATGCTCTGAATAGAGATACAGAATATCTGACTCAATATCATGCGCGAACCAGACAACAGCAGTGCGGTTCCATCCGACATCCATGCCATAGAAACGAGGCCAGTACAGCGGCAGCTTGAATGGATCACAGACAACGTCAGTTTCAGGAACGGGATAGATTGCCCCTCTGCCAAGGGACGGCACGCCTTTTGTCCGGGCATCTCGTTCATGTGGCATATACGAAGCAATAAGTTTATCCTTTTCCTCCTGCGTCATATGCGGTACATCGTCCCATGTCATCGTCACATAGGCGCGATGATCTGGGGCCGCAACATCAAGAAACATCTTGACGACGTCAGTATATCCCTCAAGCGGTGTGAACGTAACAAGAACAATACCGCCCGTGGTTGCGGTGCGCGTTAATGCTTCTGTATATACATTTACTGGAGGCTCCTCATCAAACCAAACTACGTGCTTCGCCGTTCCCTCAAACGCACCGCGCCCCTGCTCATACTGTTTGAGACCAATCGTAGACCACCCACCGCTCTTGTGCTTTATCTGAACGGTATCTATGAGGCTGGGGTATCCAACCTTCCACGCGATCTTTCCAACAGCATCTCCCGGGATGACGCCAGTCCCTGATACTCCCTTGCCAGTCCCAACACCGATATCCTTGCCGAACAGCGTCAGTTGGATGATGTCGTGCGTGGTTTGATTGGTCTTGCCAGCGGCCCAGATGTCTACCGGCTCAGTAAATACTTTTCCCGGCCACCACCACGGATATTCTCCCGTCGCATGGCAAGCTACCTCGAAGGCCCCGACCGTAGTTTTGCCGCCACGATTGGCCGCGATTAAAAGGCGCTCTTTTTTAATCTTCCCGAGAGCCATGAAGCGCACATGCGGAACGTAAAGGTCACGGCGCAGGGGGCCGTTGTCCGGGAAGAGCGTATCAATGTATCGCCTGGAAAACGCGCGCTCTTCGGCATCCAGTAGCTTATACAGCTCTGCGTAGTCGCTCTCAGAGAGTTGTCCGAGCAGATGAGGATCTATCACTTCACCGAGATTCCAACCTTCGCCAGAATCAGGCAGATACGATTTACCCGGTCCGACGACGACATATTATCAGGAGATGACCCAAGCGGCGCGGTCGCGTCGTCCATGCGTAGAGATTTCCGCTCAGATTCCTGCACCCCTTTGAGCAGGATCGCGAGAGTTTTCACGGCTCCTGTGAGACTATCACCAGGAGTCGGGAACAGCCGCGCCGATGATTCGGATCTGAGTTCCTCATCATCGCTGAGGACGCCCTCTACCAGAGATATCATCCGGTCAGAAATCGACCTCAGTTTCTGAGCATGAATCAGGTGCTGACGAACGCGCCTAGCGTGTTGCTCGGCGGCAGCGTCTACTAGTTCGGACTCCGTCTCCGCGTCTGGGTTTACAGCACAGGCATCATCAGCGATGAGTTTTGCCACGATCGCTGTTTTTACTCGCTCACTGAGATCGCGCGTCCAACCACGGTTTTTTGCCTGAAGCCTAATTGCCGCAGCCGTAAGGCCAAACCGGTCGCCTAACTCAACGTCCGTGTAAAGGCCCGTCCGATATAGTTGCTCAATGTATCCCCAATCGCGACCTGCGCGCGATCGTTCAGAATTTGGCTTTACCTGCCGTTTAGGCTGATCAGTGACCGTGGGGGGGCTTGGTGGCATAATACGTGATGCTCCTCGCAAAAAGACGAACTTTTTCGCTGCGGCGCTTGGCAGAATTTCCAATCGCCTACGCCAGGGTGACCGTGAACGAATCGGCAGCCAATGGGGTCATGCGGACTCAACTTCGAATGCGGTAAACACTTGCGCTTGCCTGATTTAATGCTGGCGCGCCCACAGCGCCCGGCAACAGCGCCGCGTGATACGCCGTATATCTCGCCGATTTCAGCGTAGCTCATGCGTTCCTCAAGAAAAAGTTCGCGTAGCCGGGCGTTTGACGGAGGCCACTGTGCACACATCAAGACGCTCACCCCCGTTCCCCTGCTTCACAAATACGCCGAATCAACAGTTCCATTTGCGGCGTGATGAGCGCTTTGTTATCTTTCCACAAACGTATCGCCGCCAGATTAACGCCGGTAGCGGCGGACAACTTCCGTTCCCAGTCGTCCCCGTACCGGCGAAAGCCCAAAGATTTAAGTTCCCACGGAAACATCATTCATATCGCCTAAAACTTACCGGCCTTTCACCGGTTGGTCGTTTGTCCATACAAACAGATCTTGGCTTAACGCACCACTACGCTGTGTTCCTGGAAATTCGCGTCATCATTTCAACCCGCGGTGTTTTTGGTGCCGGGAGCAGGACTTTAACCTGCACATCCTCGTTACACGCGAGGCATTCTTGACATTTGAACTATCCCGGCGAAAACTTACAGCACATATTTACCTGTTCGTATCGTCGATGTCAATCGTTTTTAGGCGGTAGCTGTGTCTCGAAGGCGCAGCGAAGTTCCGACTTCAGTTCCTTGGCACCCTCGGTCAACTCGTCATCGCGACCAAGCGCATAC